GCTTGCATGATTTCATCACTCAAAGCCTCGTACCTAGCAGGGTCCGTCATTTTTAGCCGAATCAGGTCGGCACGTCGATACACCCTTTTTGAACTCTCTCCAGATCCACCAACATCAACTTGCGCGGCTTTCATTGATTTAGCCCTGCTTGCATCGCTTGCTTGCTCTGCTTGCTTGGACTTCACCCCGCGAAGTTGCTTGAAGGTAGACAACAGTTCGTTGGCAGAGTCATAGTCAAACTCCGCATCTGCTTTTGCATAGAGCGCCAACCGAACGGATGAACCTTTCACCCAGTTCTGGAAGTCTGCATCTCCAACTACCTGTTGGTAATCAGGATGCTCCTGCGTCAGCTTCTGCTGAATTTGCAGCTTCTTGAACTCCATGCTGGCCTGACGGGCAGCAAGGACATCAGGATGCTTTTCTATGGTCGCCTGAACCGCCTTTTGAGGATTCTCAAAGAAGTCTACTTCAGGTTCTTCCTGTTTTGCTGGTTGCTTAGAACCGATATTCTGCTTTATAAGCTCATCTGCGAGTTTTCGGACCTCACCGACCTCTTGGGCCTGTTTACCAATTAGCTTTTCAGCTTCTTGGTGCATCCGAATGATCTCTTCGAGACTTTTATCCCTGTATTTCTCAGGAAGCTCGTTTTTGGATTCCTCGACTTGGAGTTCGCCTAGCTCTTCAGGTTCTTTGTCAATCAGCATATGTTTTCCTGCCAAAAATGGTTGTAGGAGATTCAACTCGGTCCAATGACTTATGAGTTGGCTTTGCGCTCCGCTTTCAACTTTTCGATGTGCTTGCGCTCAAACCGACCGTGTTCGCTCGGAAAGTGCCCAGACCACCCCTCAAGTTTGAATTTAGGAGCACTCATGATGCGATGGGCGATACCACCACATCCACACTGAACAGTAGTTGTCTCATAACCAACTAGCTTCTCAGTGCGCTGTCCGCATTCGCAGACAAATTCATACATTCTTCGCATTCAAGTCCTCGTATGCGTCTTCGCTGACCTTTTTCAAGGTTTTTAGCCAAGTAAGAATGGAAATCTCACCCTTACGAAATTGTAAAGCCTTCTCGTCAGGGATACTACTTACATTGTTCATAGATGCCAACATATTGTCAACATCTTCCATTAAATCTATCCACCCAGGCTGGGAAAATAGGTCAAATCGGTCTTCGTAGTAACGCTGTAACTCTGGGGTCACTGATTCATTCCCTCAAGAACAGCCCAAACAACGACAGAAACAGACACTAGGGCCACGATAAGCCCCATGATTATGATGAAAAGCTCGTCCATTTCCTGTTTTTTGCGCTTTTCAGCCTCTTTTCTACGCCTAGCAGCGTGTGCAGCCTGAACTTCCATCTGCTGCGCTCTAGCCGCTATACGCATCCATACATCCATCTTGTTGCTCTGGAAGAACAACATCTTGATCTGCTCTTCAAACTGTTTGGCTTGCTCAATTGCCATCTCCAGTTCGATAGCCTTGCCCAGCGCAGATCCCTTAAATTCGCCTTGTTTAGATTTCTCTACAACCTCAATAGCTTCGGCTTTGGCGTCAAAGTACTTGCCCAAAACAGGCCCAAGCGATGCAACATCGTCAACCGTTTCGGCAACCTTTTTAACAAGGGCTACGGCTGAAGATACTGCTGCCAGGGCGCTGATTGGATCAATCATGTCATCAACTCTAGCGTAAGTCCGACAATTATTCCAGGCAGTGCCGTCGCAATAGCGTCCCACACATCAGGCTGACCTTCTTTGCGATACCACTGCTGATACTCATAGAACAGGCCGAAAACGATCCCACCAATTGCGACAGCCCAGCCAACTGGAAAATAGTGGATAGCAGCCAACACAGCGGTTGTGCCCACTCCCATTGCCAGATGCTGTAGCTTGTCTTTTGGAATCATTTTGTAATCCAGATCGCAGCGAAGATAGTCCCAGCCATTGACATAATCATCACACCGGCAGTCCGCATCATGATGCCTTCAATGCGCTTGAGGCGGGCATTGATCTGCTCGTACCGTAATGCACAGACTTCCTCATGAGTAGACAGCCGTGCGTCTGTTGCGTCAATGGTGGTCATTTTCAGTCTTCAGCTTTTTTGACGGTTGATTCCAAGGATTGCTGGAGCATTTTCAAGAATGCGTCCTTGCCGACCCTGAGTTGGTCAAATTGAAACTGGCAAGAAGCGATCTTCCTGTCCAAGTCCATGCAGTGCTCAAGCATCACTCGCTGCTCCTGCGTGAAGTCGTCCAGTAGGTACTCTTTGCCTTCAATGCTCACAGTCTGGGGTTCTTTGTTATTGCCCATTCTGTTTCTCCTTCAAGATGCCACCATCATGGGCTGGTGGCTTGCCCTTACTTGTTTGCTGCAATAGCGGCTTCTAGCGGAGCAAGGTCTTCGTCTTGCATCCACTCTTTTGCAACCATGATTTCTAGGTGAGACACATTACGAGCAACGCAGTCAGCCCAATCTTCGTCTTCCATCTGCTCGGGCTTTCCAGCGTTTAGCAGGTTCACGGAGTCCATCGCGGCGCTGTAATGGCGTGCGATTTCTTCAGCAGTGGGTTGCTCCACAGGGGTTGCGATTTCAGTCATTTTCAGGCTCCTTTGATTTGAGATTTGAGGCTGTCAACCTCGGCTTTGAGTTCTTTGATGGCGGCGACCAGCAGGGGGATCACTTCGGTGTAAGACAAGCCAAGTACTGGGCCTTCTTTGTCTTGCGCTTCGCTGACTGCTTCTGGAAGAACAGCCCGCACATCTTGAGCGATCAGATAGGGTCTGCGCACATCTTCTGCATCAGTCTTCAAGCGGCCAATGACAGAGCGAAGCGTAGATACCTTGTTGGCGGCGTCAGTGATTGGCTCAATGATGACTTTACGGGTTTCGTCCGAAACAGCCGTCCAAGAAGTTGCAGATGCACCATTGAGGTAAACGCCCCCACTGGTATTCATGCACATAATAAAGTTGCTTGTGCCCGCACTTCCGCCTTGAATGCCTCGGTACAGGCCCACATAGCCGACTTCGGTTCCGTTTGATTTGTAAGCAATGTACGCCGAACGGTTATTTGCGTCCGCGCCGTTCAAACGCAAGGTTCCTGTGTAGATGGCGGAAGTTCCGCCAAGGCCCATGTGGGTTGAAATGCCATCGTTGTAGATTTGCGGATTCCCATCCCCATCCGACAGCACGATGTAGTTGCTGGCAGTGCGGATGTCGAGGCCGCCTTGGTTGCCGGTAAAAGCACCGATGACGGTGTTCTTAGAACCGGTGGTCATCACCTCACCGGATGTGTGGCCGACAAAAGTGTTGTATGAACCAGTTGTCAAGGCAATAAGCGCATTGGTGCCAATCGCCACATTTCGGTTTGCACTTGTAGCTCCAGTACCAAGCGCGGATTGACCAATAGCAATGTTGAATTCGCCAGTCGTAGCGGCATCTCCGGCCAAATAACCAATCGCTACGTTGCCGCCGCCAGTGGTGTTGTTGTACAACGCCCGATACCCCACAGCCGTGTTGTTGGAGGCGGTGGTGTTGGAGCGGAGTGCGTTATCTCCGATTGCTACGTTGTTGCTTCCTGTAGTGCTATTTACGAAACTCTGGAAACCCATGGCCGTGTTTGCCGAGCCAGTGGTGTTTGAGTACGCAGCGCCAGTACCGACCGCCGTGTTGGTTGCGCCCCCGATGTTGGCTTGGAGGGCATTGCTGCCTACAGCCACGCTGTAGTTGGCAATGTTTGCGTATCCTGCTCTGTATCCAAGGAAGGTGACTTCTGTTCCAGTCGTATTGCTAGACCCCGCCAGATAACCCACTGCCGTGTTTTGAGAGGCGGTGGTGTTGGCAACGAGTGCGCCTACGCCTATAGCAACGTTGTTTATTCCTGTCGTATTCGCATACAACGCACTTTCACCAACAGCGGTATGCCCGCCACCGGTTGAAAAACGCAATGCGTTATATCCAATGCCCGTGTTTGAATTTGCCGTGCTTGCTGTTCTTCCGGCAAGATCGCCAAGATAAGTGTTGTATTGCCCGGTTGTGTTGGAATACCCTGCTTGATAGCCAACTGCTTGAATGCCTCCAGTCGTATTGCTGTACCCCGCCTGATAACCCACAGCAGTGTTGTTGGAGGCGGTGGTGTTGGAGTAGAGGGCTTCGTGACCAATAGCAACAGATGAGCCGCCAGTAGTGTTTGACCGCAAAGCCAGACGACCAACGGCCGTGTTTTCAGCACCCGTTGTATTCAAATAAAGGGCTTGTGCGCCAATCGCAGTTAAACGGGTATCACCAGTTGTAACGCTGTATCCAGCCTGATAACCAAAAAGGCTATTGTTATTTGCCGTAGTTCCGCTGTACCCAGCCTGATAGCCCACAGCAGTGTTGTTGGAGGCGGTGGTGTTGGAAAGCAATGCTTGCCGACCAACAGCCGTGTTGTAGTTGCCTGTGGTGTTAAGTTGCAATGCTCTGAAACCAACTGCGGTGCTATCAACACCAGAAGTATTGCTTTGAAGTGCCGCCTGACCAAGTGCCGTCAGTTGTGCGCCAGAGGTGTTGTCCAGCAAAGCGTTATTGCCGAACGCCGCATTACTCGATCCCGTCGTATTCGCCGCCAGCGCACTCGCGCCCACCGCAGTGTTGGTGGACACAGCACCTGCGCCACGGCCTACGGTGATGCCGTAAATAGTCGCATCAGCACTTGCTACAACCAGCTTGCTTCCTGATACTGCGCTGGTGGTGTTGATTAGCAGCCCTGTGCTGGTCAGGCGCATGCCTTCTGTGCCATTAATTAAAAATGACAGAGGCTGTGTGTTGCCTGAATCAAACTGAAGGACTGTTCCATCTGTATATAGATAGCCGTAGCTAGTTGCGCCAGTAGAGTTATAAAAACGCAGTTTGTAACCATCGCTATTGATTTTAATAGCGCCGGTTAAGCCTAGATAAAACGAGCCATCAAACGTCAGCGCACTCCCCGAGGTCAGCACTTTCGAGCCGTTGAGGTACGTCACGCCGTTGGCGGTGCCGCCTGACAGAGTCAAATTAGACGACATCGTTACGGCAGCAGCATTTACCGTACCCGTTAGAGTCGGAGAGCCTGCCAAAACATTGTTGCCAGTACCAGTGTTGGTAACACTGACCACATTCTTGCTGGCATCTAGTGCAAGCGCAGTTGATGCAGTCCCATACGCAAGATTCAAGCTCGTTGCAATAGCAGCGGTCGTAAAGTTGCCAGTAGATCCACCATCAACTTTCTGCCATACGCTGTTGTTGAAAACAACCCAATCTCCAACACCCCAGGTTGTTTCACCATTTAAGTTTGTTGAACCAGCAACGCTGACGACGTAGTAGTCGCCCTTTGTACCCGTGCTAGAAACAAGAGTTGGAGTGTTTGTAGAAGCGTTCCATGTGCCCTTGTAATCCAAAAATCCATCTAGGGCATTGATCTGTGATTGCAGACTTGCCAAGGTATCAAGCACACTCTGGCTAGTACCACCTCCATTGGTGATAACCTTGATGCGCTCTGCGAGATCAGGAGCAACAACCTCACCAACATTGATCTCACGGCCAGACGACAGGCCAATGATTAACGAACCATCAAAATCAATGCGGGCATCTACAACAGATATCCCATCTACACCATCTACACCATCTTTTCCGGGTGCGCCATCTTTACCACGAGGTCCGGGTGCGCCATCCTTACCCGGACGACCATCTTTACCATCGCGTCCATCACGACCATGAGCGCCATCACGACCATCTTTAATCGTTGATACGCGCTTTTCAAGAGCAGTGGTTACGCCATCGAACTTACCCTGTAGATCAGACTCGATCTTTTTAAGAGCTTGAATGACAAGTTGGACGTTCTCAGCAGCTTTGCGCTGCTGCATCGCTTTGATCTCAGATACAGAATTGCGAACAGCACTGAAAAGGTTGTCAGCAACACCGTCTACGTTAGCTTTATCAAAGACCTTATCGATTTCCATTTTGCAACTCCATATTCAGCTTTTCAAGAAAGTCGTTCTCTAGATCAACCACATCATTTTTTGCAGAACTCATCTGAAGTTCAACAATCTTGGTTTTGTTCTTGATGTCTGCCTCTTTGAGCATCAATTCGGCAATCTTAACCCTCTTGTCAAACTCACTTGACTCTTTTCCTTGGGGCAGATTAGTGGTGGTTGAGGCGATGACCTTAGCCTGTACCTCTTGCGGCATAAGCTGCGCCTCTGTGAGCAACTTCTGCGCTTCAGCACGGTTCTTCTCGGCCTGAGTCGTTTTGTCAGCAATTTGAGCCTGAGCAGCCTGAAGCTCCAACTGACGCGCTGCCATAGCCAACTGTTGAGCCTCTGGATCAGGCTGCGACATCTGATCAAGAGCGGCGATCAACTCATACCTGTTAGAAAGGCTAGAGTTGTTCAAAATACCCTTCAAAATCAATGGCAGTACAGGCGTATTCGGACCCAAAGTTTGAAGTAGCCCGATGAATTGCTGCTGTTCGTACTCCCGAGCAATGATGCCCAGCGTAGCAGTCGGAATGAACTTCATATCCACGCTCGGATACCGCTCAGGATCAAACTGCATGTACCTGAAAGCGGCTTTCTGGATGAACGGGATCAGAAAGTCCTCTTGGAAGTTTACCAGAGTGCGCTTGTACTTCTTGATAATCGTCGCAACAGCGGTGGACATAGCCTGTCCGTCCCGTGCGCCGTTCGTTACCATGCCTTGGCTGTCCAAAGTACCCGTTGCTTGAAGCAACATACGCTCAAATTCTTGAGAAGTACGCAGATTATCTGGACTGGTTTGGCCGAACTTGAAGGGATAGAGGATCTCGGCTGGATTGCCGTTGACCATAAACGCTTTCCCGGGCTTAACCTCAAAGCGAGCGCCTCTCGGTAGTCGAGTAGCATCCATCCCCATCATGGGAGCGGTCGTCAAGGCCAGCGAATCCAGATGAGAACGGATCTGGGCGTCGATAGCCTTCTGCATGTTGTAGGACTTTTCGACAGTCCCCCTGCCCAGCAAGCGATTAGGGACCGTGTCGTCTTGGTACGCAAGTACCGGACGGTCCTTCATCATGTAAGGATTCTCTTCTGCCTTCAGAAGCATCGAGCCATTGGCGATAACTACGATGGCCTCGACCATATCGGTGTAGTCTTCGGCAACAGAATCATCAGGAAACAGAACAACTGTCTCCGTATCCTTCTCTTGTAGGTATTCCCGAGGCACAAGACCGTAGTAGGTCAGCAGCAGAACCTTCTCATCTTGGTACTGGCTAGGCTCTTGGGTCGGCTCAAGGTCGGAATCCTCGTAGGTAGTCCCGATGTTGACCTTCTTGTAGATGCCTTTTTCGATTCCTTCGACGACCTTGTGGATCGAGACATATTTCTCGATAGCCACACCCATACAGTCATCAATAGACGTACCGTTGGGATCAAAAAGGAAGTTCTTTGGGTTGACAGGATTGAGCTTTACAGCAACACGAGACTTCTCGATGACGCCGATGGCTGCTTGTCCAGGCTGACCGGGGATGGGCTGGGTTGCTGGCTCAAAGACTTTCTCAGTCTTGACAATGATTTCACCGATACCAGTACCGTAGATCTCTGCCATCAACTCAATTTGGTCGATTGACTTACGGATCTTGTCCTGCTTGAAGTCCTCCATAAGCTGTGCCTTGAGCAAGGACACATCTAGAGGATTGCCGTTTACGTCTTGGAGGTCGTCTTGGATGTCAAAGAACTCACCCTGACCAAAAATCGCTTCCATGATCTCTGCATGGCGGGTTTCGACGGCTTGTTGGGTAGCGGGAGTGACGATTCGGGAACGCTCTGAGTCACGGACTTTATCTTCAGCGGCCCATTCGCCACGGAAGATGCGCTCGTATTCCAGCCAAGAATCTAGAAAGTTGGTGTTTCGGTAGTCACGCCACCGGTCACAGTGGTCTACGACAAACGCCGTCAGTTCTTTGTCGTTCTCTGTCGGCTCGTAGAACTCGTTTTGATCCATACTAGACTCCTGATATTACGTCGATAGGCTCCCAGCCATCTCCT